TGTTGTTCCTACTAACATAGTTGATTATACATTTTTCAATTCCACTTATGCGCCATGACTTATGAAATGGCTGCTTTGCTTTTGTATATAACTTGCACCGTTTACATATTGGTTTCAGGTATCTTCCCTGATAATGAATACCGTTACAAATTACTGGATAACCTTGGATCATCATCTGTTCGGTTATTGGTTTTGTGATTTAGTAGGTAGATAACAGGCATAAGAATAGATTGAGTAAGCCTGTTGAGTACCACTTCTTTTTCTGTTAATTTTCTAATTGTTTTCATTGCTCTTATGTTTTTATATGTTTCTGATTTACAGGCATAAAGTTACTTGTTTTTTAACTTGTAAACAAACGTTACTTTCCTTATTTGTAGGGCTTTAGATTAATTTAACTTGTTGATAAACAAGAGTTTCCAATACGTCTTGAAGCCCTTTCAATAGCATCCTTATCACCATTTTCTACAAGCTTCTTTTCTTGCTCAAGATATTCTGCGTATGATATGCTATTATTACCACGCTCCTCTATCTCTTTTTGTCGCTGAATGCGGTATTGCTCACGTTCGTGACGTTCAATTCCCCTTCGCCTTTCGGATGTATATTCAAGCATAGCACTTGTTATCTTCATAGGATCAATGGCTCCATAAAACCTCCCATATTGTCCAGATTTAAAACGGGCTATGAAAAAACATATTTCAGCGGCATTGATATAATAATACTCCGAAAGGAATATTGCAGCCAATTCTTCAAGTTGAGTTTTGGCTATCTTTGTAGATACCTCTGCAAAATCATTCAACGTTCCAAATTGAATTTTAAGCCACTCTAGTGGTGTCTCATCCCCATAAGTAGAAGCCAAAAGCCCCAAACTTGGTATTTCAAGATTTAAAGCTAAATCTGCGTGTGTAGCATTACATCTGACAATTTTAAATTGTAAATCCGGATTGTAATCAAGAATAAATTGTGCCGGATCAGGGTATTTGGTCAATAATGCCCTCTGCTTCAAGTTCCTTTCTCTTTTTTGCGGCAGCTTCTCGGACGGTTGTAGAGACTGCAAGAATTGAATCAAGTTTTCGCTGCTCGCTATCTTGTTGGTTTTTACTAAGCCTTGTTCCATTGTAGTTACCTTCTAAAATTTTAGTAAAATTCGTAGGTCTGAAAATCCAATCAAAATCACATCGCCAGTTTCTATCATTCCTCCCTAAAAGAAATGGAGATTGAAGAATGTTGTTAAATACATCCATAATTGTTTGTTTGTCATATTCTGCTACACGAGCTTTTATTGATTTCTTCCTTTTGTCAGTCATGGATGACACTTTGGGAAGTTTACCATCAAACATCTTATTGAATGTATCCATTAAAGCATTATAATCAATTGCTTCATTTCCACTAGACTCTTCGTCATCCCCCGGGGGGATTATAGGGGGAATATCTCTTATTCCTTTTCCTTCTCCTATTATAAGCACTGATTGTTCCATGATTGTTCCATGATTATTCAGTGATTGTTCGGTGAGAAAACTATGTATGTCTTTTTGGGCTTTGTCTATCAGCTCTTTAGGTATGTTCAAATCTTCGGTGTTGGGTTTGTTGATTACTTGATGCCGAGTAAAGTTAGGCAGATATATGAATCTCTCTTCGTTGTAAGAAAGCAGACATATAAATCCATTTATTACAAGCTCTTTTATCCATTTTTCAAACTGTTGCACCTGAATCTGATCATATGGAAAGACTTTAGATTTAAGCCAAATAGAATCACCTATAACTACTCCTATATCATCGGAAAAAGACCATAGTCCAATATATAATAGTCTGGCATCACGACTTAAACGTCCGATCTTTATATCATCCCAGAATTTGGGTTTAATAGAACGTATACGTGCCATGTTTGTTCGTAAATAATTTGGGTTTAATCATAACTTAATAAAATAAGCTCCATATTTTCATTGTTTCTATATTGTGGAACTCGGAAACAACTACTCATACAGAGCTGACTTATATCTTTGCTATACGAGAGTTCCACCAATCGCATTTATTCTTTTCACGGTGTAAATCTACAAATAAGTGACATTACTAATGTCATTTTTAATCAATTATTTTTCCGTGATTAACATTTTTTCTAATATCCTTTCCTTTGTAATGCCAAATCCTGCTTTGCAAAAGATATCTGAGTACGTATGTTATCTCCAGCGTGAACAAGAGTTCGATTTATGCGATCTAGCCATACAACCAACTGATTAGCAGTCACACTTTGAGCTGAAACAAACTTAATTGCAACAGTTGCCGGAACTCGTGATATGAATTCCATGTGTTGAGAGTAAACATTTGCCGTTACCTGATCTTGATACGCTTTTGCATCAGCTAGAAGTTTTCCACTTCTTGCAAGGTATACATTTATATCAGTCAATCGATCTATAAGTTCTTTAGGATTGTCACTAGCTGTTGTTTCAAGAAACGACTGCATTTCTTCTATTTCCTGTATAATAGGAGGCAGAGGACAATTGTCTATATTGCACGCACCTGTACCATCATTTTTAGGGCAGTATTTACAGTTTATTTCCATAATGATATAATATTAATCTTTAGGTGAAAATTCGTACTTGATTTCTTGGTCATCAAGTATGTATTTCTTGAATAACTCATTTACATCTATTCCGTTATGTTCCAGATATAAGATGTAAGTATAAAAAAGAGCAGCTGCGCTTCCTTCTGTCAAATACATATTCGTTTGGGTAGCACGTCCGGAACTTTGAGGATTTTCTACCGATAACAGGTAGGCATCTTCGTCTGTATGTGCAACAGTAACAAGACGGTGATCTGCAAATTCGCACCGAACCATATCTGTGATTCCAATTTTTCTTAACGGGCCATCCCCATATCCGAGGGTGACTTCGCCAATATTCTTTTTTTCTTCCATAAGAGGTGCTATGCTTTTATAGAGTCGTTAATGTATGATACCAACATTTCTCCCAATGGATGAAAACGCTTCAGTCCGCTAAAAACAAGCCCCGCACTCATGCCGCTGTGACCTTGCTTGGAGAACAAAGACCGACACCTCTCAAATCTTTCCAGTTCTTTTTTAGAGGTATCATTCAGAATCTCAATAAACGCTAACCAACAATCAAGCTCCATGCCATGATAGAGATCATTCAACCTGATAGGGACAATTTCATCCCAGTATTTCAAATGTTCTTCCGGAATAATACCCCTTGCACGTTTTCTGTAATCTTCGGTTAATTGCGGGATCTTAGCCTTAAACTCCGCTTCCTTACGATCATACTCTTCGTGTATTTTACGGATATATTCATCATGCTCTACTTTTGACTTGCCAGTCACTTTGACATACACGTCATCGAGAGAATCAGTAGAATACAACGTTTTCTCGTTAAATTCACCATAACATGGTGCATTGTCCTGCAATTCTTGATATGCTTTATCAAGATTGATTCCTGGGTAAAATTCAATTTTCTTCATATCTATTCTGGTTACTAGTTAATTAAAAAGGTAAGTGATTTTTAGATAGTCTTCCTAAATGGTCGATATATCTTCTATAAATCTATTCTCTATCATTACTTCCTTTAGGTTTATCCCTTTTATCAGAAAGTAACCGTATTGTAGGCGTTTTAATTTACTCATTTCTAAATAATTACAAATTATTGACAATTTCTTTTTGGATTTCATCAATCACTTTCTCCCATTCTTTTTTTATCTCAACAGTATTAATCCCACATTTTTGAAAATCTCGTAAACTGCCAGAAAAATAACGTTTAGCTGTCTCTAATAAATTGCCCAAATAACATTTCTCATTTTCCTTAAGGCATCGACGAATAGAATTAATTTTAAATTTATCATGCTCTATATACCAAGAAATTTCATCAAATTGCGAAAAATACATCTTCTTGACTTGTTCTACAGTAAAAGGTTCTTTCATACCTATTCATGTTTTAGTTAATATATTAATAGCCCTTTTTACATCACGTTTGGATATTCCACGTAAAGTATGAGTTTTAATGAAATACCTTCGTTGACAAAGCAACATATCAGAATCATCATCAAGGATTACATAATTGGTCACATCTTCATGTTCTTTTAACCATTGATTGATTTCTAAACCACGACATGCAGCATAATGTGTTTCTCTTTCTCCATATTTGAAACCATACATTCTTGAAGTAATGCCTACAATATATTCGGGATACGGGAAAGGATTATGTCCGTAAACTTTTTCTTGATTTGTGATTTTTTCTAATGTCTGCTCCAAAGTATATCTTCTCCAAGAAGAAGAAATCACAATTTTAGCTCCGGTTGCATCACAAATCTGTTTGACCAATTCAACCTTTTCATTATCAATAGTCCATTTACTTTTCAGTGTGGTTATTACACCGTCAAAGTCGAGAAATATAATCTTACTCATCTCTATTCTAGTTATTAGCTATTCCAAATAATTTCCCATCAATCCCCTGAACAACATGGCAGAAGAAAAGCTTTTCCTGCCATCTTCAGAAAAATAAGATTTAACTCCAAATACATCCGCTGTTGAGTATATTTTCCATACTAATAGTTTTTCCATCATATCTTCATTATTATTGATTAATATCTTCATATTCTGTAAGCAAATAGATATGTTTTATTTCTATCGCAGTTTCAAGTATTCCCTGTATTTCATTCATTGCAGCACGATATACAGTTGATGAGCTATGCATATTGGTTTCTTCAGTGCGGTATGGTAAAGTTAAGTCCTCAGACATCTTTATCATTTTTCCACCATACTGCCATGCCCTGAAATCAATTCTAAACTTTGCTTTGAGTAACATCTTCTGTTTTTATATTAATATTTCCACGATTGACAAATACAATTAATTTATCATTTGTCAAATGTTCGCAAAGAGGAAAATAAGATAAGGTAGACGTACCAATTTCTTCGCAAAAATCTTTCAACGAACATTTATCGCATTTAAAACTTGCAGTATCTGACTGTATGGCTTCATGGAAAACTCCATTTATTAATATTCCATTCATTACTACTTCATTAAATTGTTTTATATACTATTTTCAACTCTATATTACCTTGAATAATCAAGGATGATATTGTTATTTTAAATTGCATGATTCACTTAGAACCACTTAAAACCGGTAAAACAGTGACAACCATTTTTCAGATTGTCACTGCATCGATTGGCATCAACTTAAAGTGCTAGGACGAATCCCTGACACAACTTTCATACTTAGTTAGCTCCCATTCGGCTACCATAATCAAAGTACTCGACCTGATTACGGGAAGAACGAGAAACCTTTAAGCTATCTAACAGCTTGGATCTCAACTTTTCGTTTTCAGCTTCTAACCGGTAACATTCGGATCTATATTGCGCACATTCGGTGAATGAGCTTAACATAGCCATGTACAGTTTTATATCTACCTTAATCATTGATCTATAGTTTATATTATTATCCCATTATACTTCCATTTAGACGCTGTGTGGTCCTTATATAGTCATCTAGTAATTCGTGGAGAATGAAGTCCGGATAAACATTGATTGTACCGAAACGCTCAATATTTACCTTGTTGACAGGATACCCCCTTTTCCTACATAAGCGTGCAGCATCATTACTAAGCTTCGATATGTCACTCACATAGATCGGCAATTTGTACCTCTGGATATATGATGACATCGTTGAACATCCATAGTTGCCGATACACTTTGAAGATAATTTCTTTACGCTCTCTTCAAGTGCAGCTAATCTTTGTTCTGTCAATTTAAGTCTTTTCTCCTGTTCCACATTCGTTTGAGCTAGCTGAAGGATAAGTTCGGCTTGGCTCATTTCAACTGTTGAGTTTAAAATATTGTCCATTGCTCTAAATATTTAATATTTAAATAATCAATCACCTACGTAGCGTGAACCGAATCTACCAGTACTGTTTACATTGTAATAAGCCGATACTGGAATGTTCTTATTATTGTAGCCTTCGTGCATTGTAGCCTTAGCAGCCTTACTCATCGCTTCGTGTCTTTCTGCCAAGAATTTATCAGTTCTTTCCTTTACCGCTTCTACTGTGAAGTTGGCTTGGAGTTTTGCAAGTCTCCACGCTGACTTTAAACACTCACCGAAGGTCTTGCCTTGCCTCTTACCTGAATACTTGTAGGATCTGTGAGCGTTTTTCATTATCTCTGATAAATTGTAGCGTTTCATATATTTAGGAGTTAATTGTTATTAGTTCTTTTATTTGATGTAAAGATACAAGTTATAACTTGTTTGACCAAGCATTATTACAAGAAAAAACTTGTCTTTAACTTTATTTGTGCAAGTTATAACTTGTTGCATGCGAAATATTACTACCTTTGCTATAAATATTAATCACTTTATTATATGAGAATCAGAGAAGCCATAGAACAACAAGGGATGACTACGCAAGATGTAGCTAAAAAAATAGGTATAACTTTAAGTGGACTTAATCAGCATATATCAGGAAATCCTTCCATAAAAGTACTAACCAAAATAGCAGAAGCTATCAACGTCCCCATGTGGCAACTATTCGCGTCCCCAGAAGAAGTGCAACTACCGTCGAACACTCTTTCTGTCAAATGCCCACACTGCGGGAACGAGTTCCCAGTTAGTGTGAATGTTGAACTAAAGCCAGAAACCAGATAGGACAATAGCAAGCTATGGATACAAAAGAACTAAGGTTAGGCAACTATGTAAAGCTATCGAAAGATTACCAGTACGTAGGAGTTGAAATACCTGCAGGTACTATATGCAAAGTACATGCCATTAGTCTTAATTCCTTGTACCTGGAATGTCATGTAAATGGTGGGACTTTTTACGGTGAAGTTCCTATTTCTATGGTAGAACCTATTTCTCTCACAGAAGGATTGCTGTTAAAGTGCGGATTTAATATCGAGTATTATGAATTCCAAATAAAAGAACAACGATTATTGACTATAGAAGATTTCTGGATATTATATAATACTCGTACTAACTTCTATGGAGTAATGCTCTCTAACAGAGTTTTTAAGCAAATAGAATATCTGAATCAACTCCAAAATATATACTTTAATTTGACTGGGATAGAGTTGGAAGTAATTCTATAATTAACATACATCTTTTTACGATATTAATATAAATGTAAAACTTAAATTCAATAGTATGAAAAAGCTCCTAATCGTATTAATGTTTATTGCACCACTCTTTGCAAATGCGCAAGAATATGGCAATTTGACATCTAAAGACTCACTTAATATAAACATGGCTTCTTCACAGACTGTTGTTGATTCTATTATGGAAGCCAATTTAAAAAAAGAGCAAATAACAGTTATTGGCGGAATACCTTTTGGAATTTCCAGAGAAAAAGCTCTGCCTGTATTAAGAAACAAATATGGGACGGAAGATTATCTTTCCGACAATAAAGACATAGTCTTTAAAAACATAAAATATGCAGGTGTAGATTTTAACTCCGTATATTTCCTTTTTCAATCAGACGGTATTAATAGCTATTTTAATGCTTGCATATTTATCCTAAATGCAAAAACGAAAAAAGAAGCCATTGACAAACAAGAAGAGATGAGAGATCTTTTATCTAAAAAATACGATTTATCTTCTTTTACGGATGACAATGGATTCGATTTATACGTTGGAGGTGTATCCCCATTATGGAACGGTAGTTGGAAATCGTTTTTAGAAGGGAATTATGCAGGGGCTGTCCATATAGACATTATAAATTATGACGAAGAATTAGCAAAAAATGCTGGATTTGAATATTCTGTCCGTATAATTTATGGTCCTTTCGATTACGTAAAAGAAGAATTTTGAGCCTGAATGTATTAGAAATGCTCGTCTGGATACTTGCTCTTATCGTGTCTGTTATAGCCTTATTTATAAGCTACACCGCGATGTATAGATGAATAAGAGGGATGCATTTGCATCCCTTTATTTATATCAACTATTCAATATTCCTATATTTAGATAGGGAGAACATTAGGATATTTCCGGTAATACAATTTAGTCAATGTGGATTTAAGGCTGTTATAGTCTTTGATAAAGCCTAGATCTATCCATTGGGCTATCTGTAATTCCAACTCATACAATTCACGAATCTTAGCTTCATCGCCAATTTTATTACGCATTTCTGATTCATGCTTACCGTAGACTATGATATTAAGAGATTTAGCCAAATCCCTAACTTTTTGTTTAAATAGGTCATCAGGTAAAATAGAACTCACAGCTTTACACATGGATGGATATGCATCACCAGCAAGATTGCGGAATTTTATCATTTCATCATATACAAATTTGAGAACATCATATTTAAATGAGGGATTTATCCACATCGCAAAATCAATAAAAAGCAGTGGATGCATCCATGTGCCCGCGTTATCACCCTTATTTGCCCTTGATTTATGATAGGGGTAATTACCCGTATCATAATTTTCCCTTTCCATTATAGTGAAAATGAACTCTTTAGTAGAAGATAAATCGAAGTAGTCATTAACTTCTTTCTTCATTCCTTTTAATTGATTCCACTGTTTTAATAAATCTGTAGCATTGAAAAATGCATCTTTCGTTCTCTGAATTACCTTAAATTCACCCATTGGGCGAATCATAATCTGATTAGTCTTCATAATAATGTCTTTTCGTTCGAGGACGTACCGCACTTCTTCATGCGGAGATAAAAAGGCGAAAGCCATGCAGGGGGTTGTGACCTACACAGCTTTCTATATCTTAATCCTCTGATTAATTCTAATTTTAATAAGTACAACCCAACGCATTGCAAATATAATAATAATTTTTAAAAGTGATTATATAACTAACAATCAACATATTCTTTTAACTATTTTGTGATTCGATTCTCAAATGAAATTGATAACTTTGCATTGTGATACATATATAGCAGTACAACATGGGTAACTGGAGCGAAAGACAAGAAGAAAAACGAGAAGGAAAAGAGAAAGAGAAGACAAGCCGAGAAACGCTCGGAAAGTATTTCTATGACTTATCAAAACTTTCTTTTACTGCTTTATTCCTAGGTGGTGGAGTATCTTTAGTATTGGATTTCCAAAACATTAATTATTGGGTACTTGTTTCTTTTGGTGCTTTTACTTCTTTTATCTTTGCATATATTGAATATAAAATACTTAAAAAATAAATAGTTATGAATGGATTAACAATAATATTTATATTTACTAGCGTTGTTGGCGCAGGGATAGCTATTTGGCTTAACACCAAATCCTATGATAATTAATAGTATTAAACTTGTAATAGATAAAAGCGTCATGTAGAGTGACGCTTTTTTATTGCAGTTATACAATATAAGGCAGATTAAAAGCTGAAAACAAAATGTCAAAGAACGATTTGCCGATAATAGGAGTTGAGCCAATCGACACAAGTTTTATTTATTTAAACCAATTTGTGCAGACAATATTTCTAACAAAGCCTGCAATTGTCCAACGATGTAAGGTTTTATATCCTCACTACAATTACTTGTAAATGCAACAAGCTTTTCTGATAGCTTATGCCATTCTTGCAACTCATTCGGTTTCATCATTATCAGAAGACTTATGGAAACCTGAAAAGGAAGGAGGAACAATGTGCGATTCTATTCTTTCATCCAATATTTCCTTTTTCAACAATAGCATTATGCCATCATAACTTGACGATAGTTCTGATACAACTTCCCAACCTTGGCTACCTAAAACATTGAGTTTATCAGTAGTGTATTCTTGATAATTATGCCTATAACCATCGTCCATAGGACGAAGTAGAAACGTTCTATACTCGTATTTCTTCATTTTTCTATTTATTAGTTAATATTTCAAATTTGGTATAAAGCAGCGTAATAGGTTTTATGATCACATAGAAACTATTAATTTCATTGTTTTCGAACCATTTACACAGTTTAGATACAACCTGCTGTCTCGTGTAATCTGACTTGTTTATTAAGAAAGAATCATCGTTGTACATAGACTGGTTATTCCCAATATCGAACATCTTTTTAAATTCAATAATAGCCTGAGATTTACTAACCTGATTTATCATACATCATTCAAATAATCCGTTACTACTTTGATGAAATCATCAAGAGAACGACAGACAACATATTTATAACCGTCAGCAGTTATCTTAGCTTCCCATTCTTTTTGAGATTCGCGCTGAACTCCTTTTTTTGTCTTGGTTTCGATTAACAATGCCCCATAAAACCGGTTACTTTTTAAGAGAATTAGATCAGATACACCTGGAAGCACCCCTTCGGCTTTTAGCTTTGCTCCTGTAACAGCATCTCTTCTTCCACCGTTTGGAACGGAGAAAAGATTGTGACGCATCGAGGGATATTGTAGCCGGAACCAATTGACCATCGAGACTTGTATCTTATGTTCTTCATCTTTAGGCTTTCTGCGAATATTGGTTCCGCAATATTTAGCTTTCATTTCTTCGTATGTCATAATACCCTAGCAAGTTTAAAATCAAGCAACATCAATAACTCATTAAATTTCTCTTTATACCAAAGTGGATGCGTTTCTTTGGTATTATTAGGGTTGACTTGGTTCTCACCATAAGTAAGCCCGGATTCGGTTATGGATTTGAAATGCTTATCTCTACCTTTTGATGATTTCCTTTTCATATCACATAAGATACCTTTCTGAATCGCTCTTTGATTAAACGCCTGTGCACTGATAGACAGCCCCGCTTCTTTGAGTAATTCAGTAGCGGACTTAAGTATCCCATGCGACGGAGTATAATCAGGTGTCGGAAGTCCAAGAGGTGCAGCTACTTTACTAATTAAAGACAATTTAGAAGAATCATTTAGATTAAGCACTTCACTTACACCTTTTACCCATTCAAGACCAACACGGACCTTAGTTGTTAGTGATGGTTCACGTTTGGGTTTGTTCTGGTTTTCGATTACTTTCCGGACGCTTTGGTGGAACACTTGACGATAAACCTCAAACACAGGACGGACTTTTCTCGCGATGAAGAACTCCATGCAGGAAACTGTAAGTTTGTACTCATTTGTCGGTCTACCGCCTTTGGGGTTTCCCCCAAAAATGGGGAAAACTTGATAATCAACACCTTCAATGAACTGACTACCATATATCAACTCTCTAACGGCATGGTCTTTTCTTGGATAAACCAACATCCAAACTTCATCGAGATTGATTGGAAACTCATTGTCAGATTTTGACAGTTCAAGAACTGCGTTAAAGTAACGCTTGATTTCGCTTTCGCTACTCTCTTTAGATAAGATTAAATTCGTTGCCATATATTTTAACTTTGGCTATTATTTATTTCTAGACGCTTCCAAAACTGGAAGGTTTGTTTCCGTTGGTATGTATATCACAGTTTTATCATTCAGATTGCTTTGCTGACGCACCCACAAATATTGAATATATGCAGGGGTAATACTTCCATTCTCAATTTTAATCGCTTCGGCAGCACCTTTGGCGCGTTCGATTTCCGCTTGAGCGTTCAGCTTTTCAGCTTCCAGATTAGCTTTAGCTTCTTCAATCTTTATTTTACGGTTTTGTTCAGCTTTAGCAAATTCTGCCTTTCCAGACATTTCTTGTTGCCAAACGTTATAATAAGGGATGGCAACAAAACATCCTGCAACAATTGCGGCAAATATGATAGCCGCCAGAATTCCAAATTTATTCATAATTTCTAATATTGGGTTTTATAGAGCCTCCCAAGGCTCATTTCTGTATTGTAGTTAATTTGTAGTAGATAGCTTATCACATAGAGAGGAACAAATAACACACACCGTTCCTCTCTTTTAAACTAATCTTCAATTATCGCCCAATCTGGCAAATATTCTTCACTGTTGATCTCCTTCATTAGTATCTGATTTATTGTTAGGGATTACTTTTGTTTTACCACCAGTTTTATCAACAATAACCGGTTTGCCACCTACAGTGGTTTCGGTACATTGCCCTTCAGGGAACTTATTAATAAAGCGAACAACTTCTTTATCTTCTGTTGCGTTACTTTCTTCTTTGGCTTCATAAGGGAATACATCTACAATCGGAGTTTCGGATACCATGCCGATTTGATAATCCGCCATCGTTCCTTTCATGCCTTCATCCAGCTTCTTCACTGCGTCACGCAAGTCGGCAGCCTGAACCAGCACTTGGGTAGAAGTCTTTTTCTCTGCACCGCTTTTTTCGTCAAGGGTGATAAAGATAAGTTTGCACTTAAACCAGCGGTCGGCACTTTCCTCGTCGCTGGGGAAAAGTTCGCTATAGTTGGCACGTTTAATGTCCGATACTGTAAATTCTCCTGTTATAAATGGAGTCATCTCCTCGATAATACGTGCTTCTGCTTCTGTAAAGCTGAGTGCATCTACCAGATAAGGTTCAGTCACTTTCTTCTGCATTCCGTTTTCCATCGTTTTCTCGTAACGGATTTTGCACTCAAACCAAGTATGCATTGCCATAATTTAATCCTGCTTTTATTTATTAAAATTCCATTTTCTCTAGTTTCTCAATCTGCTTACGGAGAGAAGCAATTTTCTTTTTTCTCATATCCTCTGCTTTGTTCAGTGCTTCGGATTTATCGAGAAATGCATCCTTTCCTATGTAATAAAAAGAATATGCACTATCCCTTACATAGTTAGGAGAATCTTTGAAATTGGATTTATGAATTTCTGTTTCTACTTCCTTTATGCCCGATGTCAGGGCATATCTTGTTATAAATACTTTTGCCATAATATTCTTTTTTTTCTTATTTTGTACCAATCCTTGAATTTTCTTCAAGGATTGGCAAAGATTTATTGTTAAATTTATCTCCCAAACACTTCTTTAAACTTACGATCTAAAGCATCCAATATTCGCATCCTCACAGCAGGATCAGCGGAAAGATTATCAATTGAGTAAATCCTTGAAATCAACTGTTCGCGGGAACCACAGAAGCAACCACATGTATAAAATGGAGCAACATTGGGATAATTGTGTTTGTACCATAAGTGATTTGTACCCTTGATAGCCACATAGGTCTCTGTGATTATAAATTCTTCATCGGATGATGTATATCCAGGAGTGTTGGGATTGCCGGCGGCACTGCTGCGGACAGCCCAGTCGCTATCTTTCGACAACTCGACAAGGGTGTCGGCCGGAGTGTTGGGATTGCCGGCGACACTGCTGCGGACAGCCCAGTTGCTATCTTTCGACAACTTGATAAGGGTGTCGGCCGGAGTGTTGGGATTGCCGGCGGCACTGCTGCGGACAGCCCAGTGGCTATCTTTCGACAACTCGATAAGGGTGTCGGCCGGAGTGTTGGGATTGCCGGCGACACTGCTGCGGACAGCCCAGTGGCTATCTTTCGACAACTCGACAAGGGTGTCGGCCGGAGTGTTGGGATTGCCGGCGGCATTTCTGCGGACAGCCCAGTCGCTATCTTTCGACAAATCGACAAGGG